TAATCCTAGAAAGAATGCACCTAATCCAACACCGGCTGGTCCTAATGCTGCTAATATCTTTGCAACGCCGCCTCCTACAGCTTTAGCCAATAATGCAAGACCACCTAAGAATCCTATTCCCTTTAAACCTTTTAAACTTCCAAGTAATCCACCATCTGCTTTTTTAACTTGTTCAGTGACACCAGACCCAGCCGCCTGTTTTGCTTTGGCGGTAGATTTTTCTCGAGATGCTTCAAGATCTATTTTAGATTTTTTAACAAAGTAACTTGATACAGTATTATGTAAACTATCAACTGCTTGCGTTGTATCTATGCTAGAGTCATTGTTCGTTTTAAGTTGATCAATAACATCACCTAATGTTGAATATCTTCTTGCCATGTCATCTTCTTTCTTGTTTGCTTTCTTCTTCTCTTATGTGATCTATTAGCATTCCCACATAAACTTCTTTTTCCCATGGTATCAAATTGTCTATCTCACTTAAAGAATATTTATGATGTTGCATTAAGTTAAAATTAGTTTCATAATAATTACTTAATGAATTATGAGATAGACTTATTATAAAAAACTTTGCAGGCCCTCCACTTTAATTTCATTATGTGTGTTACATTTAATGCAATCAAATTCAATATCATGAGATAACTTAGGTATATTTTCAATATATTCTCTTATCTTAGTAAACTGTTCTTGTGTCATTGATTCGATAAATTCTTGAAATTCTTCTTTTTCAATATCTCTCATATCAATTCTTTCATCATCTGTCATGACAGAATTTATTGATTCTCTTATTAATCCAAACACCTGAACTGTTGGAGATTTTTCGTTTAGTGATTCACTAGCCGCCATTTGACTAAAAGTAGGATGCTTCATTTCAACTATTATCTTATCAGTTATATTAATTTTATTATTACTGTTATCAACTTTTATGTTTATATCGTCAATATTAACTCTAACATCATTTTCAGTTGCACATTCTTTACATTTAAAAACCAACTTAGATGTTTCTCCAACTGACTTTGCTCTTATCTTTAAAAATAAAAATTCAATGTCATATGAAGTTAAAGACCTCATGTCTAATTCTTCGTATACACATGATTTAACCGTGTCCATTACGGCACTAGCTATTTGCATAGCGTCTTGTGTTTCTAAACCTATTAATAAAATTTTCTCTTCTTTAACTAAAAAAGGCCTAAATGTAATTTCATTATTTGTTGAAGGTACCACAGCTCTATACTTTGGTACGTCATTTAATTTAGGTAATCCCATACTATTCTACTCCTTATAATATATCAATTCCACCGAGAGGTGTATCAATATCCATGTTAATAAATCCTTGAGTGCTACTTGCGCGAGCCCAATTTGTATATGCAAAAGTTACAGTTAATTGAACTAATCCATCTAATTCGTTATTTAATTCTATTGCGCTAGTTGACACAGGAAAAGCTTCCAGTAACTCTACTGAATAAACTGATCCTCCACCTATTCCACCACTAAACCTAATTGGTCCAACCTGTTTACTAAATCCTTTTAATGGTTGACGTAACTGGTGTATAGTTATAGACTTAGCATACTGACTCTTGTAGTTACTTGTAAATGCTTTGGCTCCATCTTCTGGAATTGCAGTATTTCTCCATGCATCAAAGTATTCTTTTACGCCGTAATCATTCATTAAATAGAAAGTCATTGCAACATCGTCGACGGCATACCCATATGCTACTTTTTGAAATTCCATTCCGATTCTTCTGTCATTAGTTAATGTAACCTTGCCGGGCATAGTTGCATTCGAGCAAAGAATATTTAATTCTCTACCAGATGCTCCACCTCCGCCGCCTGTTAACATTCCAATTATACCACCTAATAATCCGCCGCCTCCGCCGAAGCTAGTTGGCATTGTGACCAAGAACCTATTTGCTCGAGCAAATCCTAATTTTGTATTAGCTAAAGCTTTTAATTCATCTACACTACTAGCCATTTGATATGTTCCTCGAATCTGAATATACTCTACCTGCAGGAGCTTTCTTCCAACTTGCTGTTGGTAAGAATGTAGCTATCTCCCATTCAGGTGCTGGTACTTGAGCAAACCTAGATTTAACGTGATTTAAAAGATAATGTTTAAAACACGGTTGAAAGAATCTAAATCTCGATGCACCTTTAAGTAAACTGTATGTTAAAGTAAATCGCGTTGACTCATCATATTTTTTATTGTTAACTACGTCAAGTAAACTATCCAAAAACTTTGCTCTTAAAACTGGAGGAATGTAATGTAAATTTAAACCTCTAAATCCACCTTCTGCTTTTTCAACTGGTATAACCAATGGAAAAGTATCGTAGTATGGAAGCTTGTCTTTAAGCTTAGGATCATAGAAAAACATCATCATACTACCAAGCAAAGGACTACTTACTTTATTAATCTCATCTTCTCTCATTAATGCTTCACGATTCACTCTTGTAAGTCTTTGTACACGACGACGAAACCAGTCTCGAGATTCTTGTGTTCGAGGTGTAATACCTTTTCTAAATGCTTCAAGTTCTAATCTTTGAAATAAATTACTCATAAGTCTATTTATATCTTTTCTTACGCTTTTTTCGATATGTAGGTAGAGGTTTATACTTCTTAAGTTTACCTGGGACAGGCTTAGTTAAAAGTTTCATTTCTTGTAAAGTTTTTTCAGTCCATACTTGAAACTCCCATCCTCTATCCTTTGCATAATTATCTGCAGCTTCCCACTTATTCATATTTTTAACATATGTTAAGCCTTCTGTAATATATCTTTTAGTTTTTCTTGGTCCAACTGGAGGTACTGTTTCTTTTTCAGGTTTAATCTCAACTAGTAGTGTCTTATCTTCAAACACAATTTTCATATCAACATAATACTTATGATATTTTTTATCGACGTCATAGTAGTATGGAACTATTATTTCTTCTGAACTCCAGCCCTTTACCTTATCATTCTTATCACACCATTGAAATACAGCTTTCTCCCACAAAGACCTATATACTATATTGGTGTAGTCACCTTTGTACTTGGTTGTGTTTTTCGCTTTGTAAAGACCAGAATAAACCATGATAACCGTTATAAATAAAGAAATAATACTTTAATATTATCTATAAGGATTACACATGGGAATACTAGATAAAGCTGGACCTTTAGGAGAAACACTTAAAGGCGGAGGTGGATTAAAGAATCCAATAAAAAACTTTAGTAACGTTGAAGGTGCACTCGATGATTTTGCAGAAGCTGGTCAATCGTTATTAGGTGCTTTGTTTAAAAACTTTGGTGTTGGTGGTAGCACATTAGAATATCCATTGGATGTATCAGGTAATCCTGCTTATGCTGCGACTGTATCATTTCAAACTTTAGAGTATACCACACCTGAATCTGGTAAGAGCCAAAAGTCTCATATGAAACAACAAGAAGATAATCTTAAACAGGCCAGATTAAAAGAAGCTGATGATGCTAGAAATCAAGCTGCAGGCTTAGGATTAGTTGATGATTTTGGAAGTAAAAATCCAGGGTTTCAACAAGCAAATGATGCAAATGCATCTTTCTTAGGTGCTACTAATCAACCAACAACATTCTCTGCAGATATTGCAGATGGTAGCGGAGGAGCCAACACGGCAGCTTTTGCTGATGACGCTGCTTCATTAAATTTTGCAGCTAAAAAAGATACTGAGGTTGAGGCTGCTACTGCTAAAAAATCTTCTTCAAATGTAAGATCTGGCACAAGCTTTTTTCCTAAGAAAGGTGAACCAACAGTTACAATGTACTTTCCTCCAAGTATGTCTTTTGTTGATAACGTTGGATATGACACAAATGCTGAATTAGGCGTACTAGGTGCTTCAACATTAGCTGGAATAGAAGGTGGCATGTCAGGTTTAGGCGCGGCTGCTGAAGCAATCAAAGGAGAAGGAACTGCTTTAATTGATACATTCTTAGGTGGTGGAGATACTAGTAAAAATCTCTCACCAGGAGTCACAGACTCATTGAAACTTGCAATTGCAAAAGTAAACAACAGGTTTATGCCATTGCAATCTTTTAAAAACGCAACAACTCTTGCTAATAGGTTTATTGTTAATCCTAATGTAAGAGCTATATTTAGAGGAGTTAATATACGTGAGTTTCAATTTCAATTTAAACTTATAGCAACTTCTCCAGAAGAAGCAAGAACTGTACAAAAAATAATTAAACATTTTCGAAAAGAGTTATATCCAAGAGGATTTCCAGTAAACTTCGGTTCTGCTTCTGCAGACATAGGTTATCATTTTCCGAATGCATTTAAAATAATATTTAAGTTTCAAGGAAGAAGAAATAAAAATTTACCTAAAATAAAACCTTGTTACTTAAGAAGTTTTAATGCAACAATTAATCCTACAGGTGGTTCATTTAGAAATGATGGTCAACCAAATGAGATAGATATTTCTATGGCGTTTGTTGAACATGAAACTCTTAAATCGCTTGATGTTCAGAGAGGATTCTAATGTTATATTTTAGCAACTTTTCAAATATCAGTTACAACTTCGGTGATGAACCTGATCCCGTTACATTTCAAAACATATCTGTATATGCTGACATAGTGGATCAAATTAAAAATGATCTTACTTTTGCAAACAAACATACGATACAAGAAGGTTTTAGACCAGATCAAGTATCGATACAATTGTATGACACGCCTTTACACTATTGGACTTTTTATCTTTTAAACGATGATTTAAGAGAACAAGGTTGGCCTTTACCTAATCAAGAACTAATTACTTATATACAAAAATCTTTTCCGAATACTGCTATAACTACTAGAGAAAGTTTTGCAACTAAGTTTAAAATAGGTCAAACAATAACTGGTAATACATCTGCACAAAGCGGTAAAATAATAAGAAGAAATTTAGATCTAGGACAAATCATTGTAGAAGGAACCGTATCCTTTGCAAGTGGAGGAGAAACTTTTACTTCTACTAATTCATCTGGTGTCTCAGAAACTCTTGTTGCCGTATCGTCGGAAAAAGAATTTTTATCAGAAAGTCATTACGTAGATGGTACTGATACTATAGTTGATATTGATCCTACGGTAGGTCCTGGTGCTTTACTCACTGGTAAAACACATCAAGATGTATACCATGCCGTAAATGAAAATTTAAAACAAATTAAAGTTATTAAACCGGATTTAATTAATGGAATAGTGACAAGCTTTAAAAAGTCACTAAGGGGCTAAATGGAATTATCTGCGCATACAAGTACCGATTATTTAATCGTTGAAGCTACTATATCATCAACACGAAATGATACAGAAGTTGATATAAGAACTTTAGTTTCAGAATTTACGATTTATGAACATATCGAAAAACCTTATTTAACTGCAAGATTGACTTTCAAAGAAGAAGAAAATATTCTACAAGACGTTGATTTTCAAGGCGGTGAAAAATTAACTATTACTATTCAACATTTAGAAGAAACAGTATCTGCTAATACTATTACCAAAGAGTTCTTAGTTGATAAGATTGAAAATGTAGTAAGAGTCGACGAAAGAACAGAATTTGTAGTATTACATTTGATGGAATACCATGTGTTCGATTCATCAGGTCAAAATATTAGTAAATCTTATGTTGGTTCTCCTACATCAATTATAAAAACAATCATAGAAAACTTTTTAGACAAAAAAGTATTGATTGAAGGAATTGATGATGTGAAAGACATGAAAGTTATAATTCCAAATTTAAATCCTTTAGAAGCCGGTGCGTGGTTGAATAAAAGAGCTACTACCAGTGATGGTCTTCCTTTCTTTTTCTTTTCGGCACTTGGAGTAGATAATTTAATATTAAAAGATTTAGAAAAAATGTTGACTCAACAACCCATTAATGCAGAGCAACCTTACATATATGCACCTAGTGCTGGTGATGGTAATGAGATTGTAAAAAGATATTTGATATTTAAATACAGATATGAATCTCAAGAAAATTTATTAAAGATTATGAGGAATGGCCATGTAGGTGCAAAGTATGTTTTTCATGATACGTTCAAAGGCATACCTACAAATGTTGATTTCGATGTTGATAACGTTTTTAAGACGTTGATCGTTAAGAATGCTCTCGGTGGAGAAAATTCTAGATACAATCATTCTCCAGAATTTAAAATAAAAGATAAAAAGATTGGTCAACATACTTCAAAAGTTATATCTCAAATTGCTTCATCTGGAGCTTATGACACGACAGGAACAACATTCAAAAGTTATCAAGATGAAAAAACTGTTGGTGGTCAAACTAAAAAGATTAATAGAGATTCATTAAAAGAATTTTTAATTAAATCACCATTGGTCATAACAGTAAGAGGAAGAGAATTTATTACTGGTGATGCAAACTATACTGTTGGTAAAACTATAAGGCTTAGATTTTTAGACACAAGTCCTTATACAGATGATCAAAGTGCAAAGTTTGATTTAAAGAAATCTGGAGATTATCTTATAATGACAGCAAAACATGTTTTTTCAGATGAAGGTGTATCTACCGAATTAATGTGTGGAAGAGTTGCATCGCTAGGTGTGGAGGCTGAATTATAATGGCAAATTATTACGGAGATGAAACTAGATGGTTCATAGGATATGTTGTTAATAACGTTGATCCTTTAAAACTCGATAGAGTCAAAGTAAGAATAATTGGTATTCATACTGATAACGTTGAAGATATTCCTGATGATGATTTACCGTGGGCACAAGTTGGTGTACCAGTAACTGAAGACGGTAGTTCTGGTCAAGGCGCAAACTCACAATTGAAAATAAGAGCACAAGTCTTTGGCGTATTTCTTGATGGAAAGAATTCACAACTTCCTTTAGTGTTAGGTTCTATTCCAAAAATTGAAACAAATACAAATTCAATTGATGAATCATTACCTTCTGTATCAATTCCTATAGATGGAAATACTAATATTGAAAAAGCATTTAACTTTTTCATATCGCCTGAAGGTGGCGAATTTACACCTCAACAAGCGTGTGGTATGATTGGAAACTTTTGTGTAGAATCTGGAGCAACTGCAAACAGAGGCGATATTAATCCTGCGGCAGTGTCAGGATTTAAAGACGAAGGATCATTTGGAATAGCTCAGTGGAATCCTGCAAAGAAAGCGGGTGACAGGTTTGGTGAACTTCAAAAGTTTTCTGGTAGAATAAATAAAGATTACAGAGAAATGGAAACACAATTGAGATTTGTTAAACATGAACTAGAGACTCTTCCATATTTAGGGATAGGCCAATTAAGAAGTGCAACTACTCTTAAAGATGCCACTATAGTTTTTCAAAATAAATATGAAAGACCTAACAAAGATCTTGCGCACACAGATCAAAGAATAGCATTTGCACAAGAAACAATGAAGAAACTTGGCACTGGTGTTGATAATGATCCAATTAATCCTGAGGAGTAGAACATATGTCTTTTAGCGAATCCTTTAGTCTTAACGGAAAAGCTTTTCAAAGAGGTATAGGACCTATTGGAAAAAGCCGTGAGTTTAATGGAACAACGTTTACTTTTGCTCCGGAAGATAAAGGCAGAATAGTAAAGATTGATTTAGTTAGAGCAGGAAAAGACAGTTTAAGTAATTCTAGGCTTGAAGAAGGTACAGGTTATATCTTTAATGGAACGTCTGTAAGACTAGTTAATGGCGGTGTAAACTTCTTTAGAATTGAAGGTGTAAGAGAAGTTACTCAAGATGAATTTCTTAAAGCCACTGAACAAGCACCAGTATTAAGAGAGATACAGGCCTTAAATATTTTTCAAGCTTCTGGAGGTTCAGAAGTTGCTACTGTTAAAACAGAGCAAATAAAAAATTCTGTTATGAAAAGTTCTTTTTTTAAAAACCCTGGAGAAGTTGTTTCTGGATTTTTAAATTTTGGAGTAACTTCAAAACCATCTAAAGATTTTGTTAAGAGTCCAATGCCTGTCATACTACAAGAAGATGCTGGTGATGGATCTGCAACGGCTTCTTCTCCTAATGCATCTAATTTGGTCAAATTATTAAAAAAGAAAATGAACTCTATAAACTTAAATAAGGTTGAAATATGCAATGGTACTTTAGATGATATACAAAAAAGTTTAACAAGAAATACTCCGGGATTAAAACCGGCAGCTCGAAAAAATTTATTATCAAATAATTTTATGCCTGCAACTGTAAGTGTAAAAGTTTTAGCAAAAGTTGAAGAGGCAGTGGCTGATAAAGAAGAAGGCAAATCACCTGAGGATATTATTGGTGCAAAACAAAAAGAAGTAACAAAAGCAAGAGCACAATTATTTGGTAATGCTGGATTTGATTTAGGTAAAATCGGTGATATGCTTCCTCAAGGTGGAAGATCTTTTGCAAATATACAACCAAATATGTTGGCTAAAGCTAAAGGAATTCCAACTTCTACTGATATAAACAAAGCAATACCAAACATTCCTGATGGAGTTAAGATACCAACCGCGCAAAAAGGACAAGTAGTTGAAAAATTAATGAAAGGTCAAGACGCCGCTAGCGGTAAAGTTGATTACAGTACCAATATGAATAAAGCACTCGGTAAAGGAACTTTGACACCTACCATGACTCCAGTTGTTGGAAAAGAAGAAAAAGCCGCGGCAACTTCAAATTCTCGCTTCAATGGATTTCTTACACCTGACGATTACGTATTTGAAACTATAGGATCATTTGATAAGTTATTAGATTATTTAGAAGGAAGTGTTAGATGTAATTCTAAAGGAGAGAATGCAGTAACTCAAATGATTGTTGATTACACAACTGATGAATATGTTTTTTCTAAAGATGCAAAAGGTTTACAGAAGTTAAATAAAGAATTTGATTTAGAATTTACTATAAATGAACAGAAAGGTAAGAAAACTCCTACTGAAGCTAGTGCTGCAGCTCGTAAAATTTTAGAAGGTAGTGACGCAATAAAGTTTGGAATACAATCGCACGTTGTTATAAAGAGAGATGGTACCGTACAAAAAGGTAGACCAATAGACGTGGTTAACGATGATGGAGCCTTTCCGGATAGGTTTAATAAAATGATCTATGTTGTTTTAATAGCTGGTGAAAAAAATGCAGTAACTCCTCAACAAGCCGCAGCTGTTGATCATGTTATATCTGCAGCAATGATTGTTATGCCACAGATTTATGCTCTTGGTGTTAATGAAACCGATCCTGACTATGTTGGGCCTGGCATAGATATATCTGCTATTAGAGCAAAATATAATAAGATAATAGCAGAAGGATTTGTAGATCCGAAGGATAAAACAAGAGAAGAGCTTGCAGTTGTTAAATCACCAGAATTTGTTAAAACTGTTCCTACAAAACTTAGTGATATACAAAAAGTTGATCCTAGTAAAATTACAAAAGAATTTGAAAGTATTGATGAAACAACCGGTATAAAGAAACCAGTAAGTATCGATGAGGCTACAGCTGAAATGAAAACTACATTAGAAGATATAAAATCAGGAAAAATAGATGTTCAAGGTAATTTAGCTGCAGCTCAGACTAAGGGTCGAGGTGAAGCATCTAAAATTTTAGGTGATAAAAATGCTAACGCTCTTTTTGATAAACTAGATGGAAGTATGGGTAATGTTGATGGTCTTATTAAAGGTATGAACATTGGTAAGATTGACGATTTAACAAGTAACATAAAAAATGCTTTCGGAGTGAA